ACGAACGACTAAATAAAGAACAGATACTTAATGATAAAAGATTTATCAACGTGATGAGGAATAACCTAACAGCAAGATATCAACCAGGAAACACTTTAACCAGAGCTAAAAGAGTTGGAGTTGGTTTATCAGGAGGAGACTTTGGTGGCATCTATGGTCGAGATTATAACACTATGGAACCTGAAAGGTTATTTGAAGTATGGCAAAATTATCAAAGATCTTTTAGTGCAGGTCAAACAGTTACTGTAGGTAATGAAATAGCTTACACAATAAATGCGAATGATGACACTAAAATTAAACTTGGTGCAGGTTATAAACTCTTTGACCAGATGACGAATGCTTTTACTGGAACTGGTAGTTGGGGAGAAATGGCTGATGCTACTTGGGACTATGCAAAAGCAGGTGCATATGATCCTGCAACTATATTAGGACTTGGCTTTGGTAAGCTACTTGGTTTTGGTGCTACTAAAACTTCAGCTAAAGCTGCTAAAGTTTTAATGAAATCGGCATACACAAAAGCTATCAAAGAGGGGGCAACTAAAGCTAGTGCTAAAGCAATGATTGGTACTGCTATGAAGAATAGTTTACCTTTTGCTTTTATAGATGCAACTATTGGTGGTGGCATAGATGCTCTTTCTCAAATGCAATTACTAGATGTTGGAGTTCAAGAAGAGTATAGCTATGCTCAAACTGCTATCAATGCATTAGGGCAAATGCTTTCAATACCAATACTTACAGGCATGGGAGCAGGTGCAAAAGAACTTAGGTCCAGTGTATTTAAAGATACTTTCTTAGGCTATCAAAAGTTTGATACAGACCTACTTAATCTTGGTTTTGATAAAGCCAAGAAAAGGATGAAGGAAAGAATGAATACTAATGTTATTGTCGATGCAATGGATGATACATTTGGTTTAATTAAAGGTGATACTAAAGATTTCTTAGCTTGGCAAAAAATAAAAGAAAGATCAAAGAAAGAATTTAAAATAATTACACCTGAAGATAAGATTAATGCTTTTTATAGATACTTATTCTTAGGAAATCCAGGAGATAAAAACGGCAAAGGTAAAACTAAGGGATTGTTTGAAGCACTTAATGAAGCAGGTTTTGTGCCACACCCTGCAATGATAAAACAGTATGGTAATATTACTGGTGTATATGCAAATGCAATGAGAGAGTTTTTAGATCCAAAGCAAGTTAAAAAAATTGTAGCAAAATGGGAAACAGAAACTGGATTTAAACTAGATTTTAGTCAAGTGCGTTATCAACGCAATGATCCTAAGAATCCTGTATTTCAACATGTACCCTCTAATAAAATAACACCGTTAAGTTTATCTACTCGTTGGGTAAAATCTATAGGTGATGCAGCTGAAACTTTGTGGCTACCATCTGAGTTAAGCAGACTACAAAAGGCAGGGGTTGATGTTAGAGATGCTATAGACATTGCAGCTGGGAATGCAGGTAAAGAAAATAATCCTAAAAGATTTCAGTTTGGTTTGTCTGTTTATAAAAGACTATTAACATCACACTTATCAACAACTGGTGCTAACTTAAAAGGTTTTGCAGGCTTAGTCAGTTTAAATACTTATGCAGATTTCTTTACTGGTGGTATTAATTTAGCTCAGAGTAAGTTCTATAAGTATGGATTAAACAGTCCTAAGAAAGCAGAAGAGTTTTATAATAAGTACTATGGTAGTGTGTATGGTGCTTTACGTAGGGGTGTAGATGTTATCTCACCAGATGTGCCTATTGAATATGCTGATCTAATATTAAATATGAATCCTAAATTTAAAGCTAAATTGTTTAGAGATATAGCAGGTGATGGTGGTGTAAGAGAATCCTTTGAGCATTTTAATTTAGACAAAGCAGACATGATAACTTTTGGTACTGGTAAAATTGTGGATGGTGTAACAAAGGGCGCACAAACCTTAACATTTGTTAGGCTTCAGGATGATTTAACTAAGCGTTGGGCTTTTGGAACTAACATGAATCAGTACATAATGAGAGACTATGGAATGACTCCGGAGCAGTTCTTTTCTCAGCAAGATGTATCATTAGAAATGGCATCTAAAAAATTTCAAGGGCTGTTAGATAAAGCTGCATTCAGAACTATGAGAGAAACTGCATCTGTTAATTGGTCAACACTTCCTGCTAATAATGCTATGAGAGCTGCAGCTAGACAGTTTGAAAAATTTACAAACACTACAGTCTTTGGATACATAATACCTTTCGGTAGTTTTTTAAATACTACTGTCGCTACTATGGGGGATATGACAGGTGTTAATGCTTTTAGGGCTGTCTATAGGGAGATGACTGGAAGAAAGCCTGACTTCGCTGAGTTAGAGGTATCAGAAGCTTTTGGTAAATTTGCTGCATCAGTAAGTTTAATTTCGTTAGGAGTGTTTGCTGCAAGAGATCGTATAGATCAAGGATTAAGTTATGCTCAAGAAAGAAACGAGGAAGTTTTACAAATAGGTCCTTATAGTATTGGTGGTGGTCAAGACATGGGAGACATAGAGGACAAAACTTATGACTGGCCTATGTCTACAATTAGATTGATGTCTCAGATTGCTGCACATGCTATGGGAGAGAGTAATAACATTAGTGATTTTGAATTTAGAAAAATACCCTCAGATCTTTTAAAAGAGTTAGCAGTACAAACAGGTGGTCAAGCTTTTAGAGATTTGGATATGGCAGGAAGCATGCTTAAAAATGTTGCTGAAAAACTAGCAGAAGGAGATGCAGGTCCATTCGTAGATTTTTTAGAGGGTTCAAAGAGTCGTATTATACAAGGCATAACTAGGCCTATGGATACACCTAATCAAATCATAGGTATGTTTACAGATTCAAACATGAACCCTAATTTTAAAGAGGGTGTGTCTTTACAAGGAGAAGCTGTAAAATATATTAATAATTTACCTGCTCTGTTTGGTATGGAACCTTTGACAGAAGGCTTAACAGATAAGGCAACACCATTTAGAGGTACTAACAGATCTTTAAATGCAAGTAAAAATGCTTTAGGTGTTCGTGTAGTAGAAGAACCTAACACTATGGAGCAGATGGTTAATGTTGCAGGAATGAAGTGGTATGATATTTTTAGAGTGGATGCTCCCAATAGTATTAAAAATCAAATGAACCAAATAGCATTTCCATTCTTTGAGTTTAGAGCTGACCAAGCACTCAGAAAAAACCCTGACTATTTTGATCTTTACCCTGACGTACAAAAAGAAATACTAGTGGATATAGCACGTAAAGTTAAGCAAGATGTTCTAGCACAAATGGAAACATCTGTTCCAGAAGCTATTAATATTATGAGAGTTCTTGGTAGCAAAGACGATAAAAAATTGAAGGGGATATTGAGAACCCTACAATTAGAAGAAGATAACCTAGAAGACATTATGAAAAGGCCAGATGCTTTAAAAGTTTTAAAGACTATCCAACATCTTTTAGATAACTATGGTGAGTATGATGGGGTTGATAAGTTTTTTGACTAGTCTTCTTCGTCTAACAAACTATCTGCCCAACTGTAGGCTTCCCTAGCTACTTCTACTTTATCTATTTTACCCCTAGCAATTAGACCCGACATTGCTTGTCCTGCAAGATAGCGTCTAGTCGTTAGGGGTTTTGCTTTTTTAGTAGGCCTTACTATTCTTAACCTACGAAAATTTTTAGCTTCCTGTTCCAGATTTTTCAACTTCATTTCTTTGTATCCACCTATCTCTTAGTCTATTTAAATACCATATAGCTTTGTCTATATCTTGAAGTCCATTCTTATACTCACATCTCCACACATACTTCAATACATTTGCAGCATGTGGTGCTATGTCTCCAGACATATTCTCTGTCATAGCTTCTATAGCAGCAATACATTCTAAACCACCTCTATTATAATGGTTAGGATTATTAACTGGGTCATGCTTCATATTACTATACTCTCCTTTAAACAGTTCGCCCTGAGCTGAATTACATACTGTACATTCAGGACATCTTAAATCATCATCTAAAAAGTTACCACACATAGCACAGATTTCATCAGCATTTATTGATGGCATATTACACTCCTATATCTACAATTTCACATGAGTCACCACTACAAGCCATTGTCTGACTGCCTGATGTAGTGTCACCTTTTTCGTAGTCTTTTAGTTGACTCCAATTTATTCTAGTATTCATCTTAGAAAGCATATCATTATACTCATCTTCTGTACACTCTTGATAAGGTGCTTGTTGGTATACATGATCAGAGTGTGGCAGAAATGATACACCTGACATCTTGTCAAAGTTCTTAAATACAAATGCACCTACATCAAACCACTCATCATCTTTGACAGTGACAGTGATAGATGGTTTATGCTCACACCAATGCTCTTGATAGATCAACCACACACGTAGTTGCTCTAATGCTGACATCTCACTTCTTAATGTAGAACCTCTAGGTGATTTCATGGGGAAACTAAACACAGTAGTAGTATCAGGTTTCATAACACATGGTTCACTAGGTACATCTTGATCTATCATAAACTTAGTAAGTGGATCTTTGTTGTCACCACGTACAGTCCTAATATAATACTTGGAATGTCTAGCATGAATACCACTGGCAGAGTCACAGAGTTGTGATACAGTACCACTAGGTTTGACACAAGTAATAGCAGTACTCTCTTCTATACCAAACTTCTTAGCAAACTCTTTGTTAGTATCAATAGCAACCTGCTTGAACTTTGGTAGTCTCTTATCCATATTAACTAAGTTACAATTAGTATGTATGTTGTCCATAATACCTGTGAGACTCACACCTAGTAGTCTTTCTTCTTCAGTATTCTTTGTCCAAACTTTTCTTAGGTATGGGAAGTTTGTAAGAGTAGACTGTGCAGTACCTAGTATAGTAGCAATCCTAATCTTTCTTTCTATATCCTCATCTTTATCATTTTCTTTTACCACTACTTCAGTAAGGTTACAAAACTGATGGGGTCTTAATATTATTTCACTGCAAGGGTTAGTACCAAAGTCATGATTAGAATCTCTCCTACCATTTTTTGCAGCCTGTGCTTTTGCTGACACTCTGTTAAAGATACCACGCTCACCTGACTTGGACTCAACAAGAGAAGTCCACTCTCTTAAGAATGTCTCAGAGTCTGGTTTGTCTGTATAGACTACAGAATTATTAGACAATGCCATGTGTGGTGCAGTCTCC